CACTTCCACTTGCTTGAGAAAGACCAGAAGTACCTGTTGATCCAGAACTGCCTGAAGTTCCAGAAGTTGAAGATTGTCCACTATTACCAGCTGCTCCGGAAGAACCATTTGATCCACTAGAACCAGATGTACCCGAAGTACCGCTTGTACCAGAAGAATTAGATTGTCCGCTACTACCTGCTAATCCGGAAGAACCGTTAGATCCAGAAGAACCACTAGTACCTGAAGTTGAAGATTGACCAGATGATCCGTCTAACCCGCTTGAACCAGATGAACCGCTTGAACCAGAAGATCCGCTTGTTCCGCTTGAACCTGATGATTGAGATAGACCAGAAGTACCAGTTGATCCACTTGAACCTGAAGTACCAGAAGTACTTGATTGACCACTATTGCCTGCTACTCCAGATGAACCATTTGATCCAGATGATCCTGAAGTACCAGAAGTTGAGGATTGACCTGATGAACCATCTACTCCTGTTGAACCTGAAGATCCAGAAGAGCCACTTGTTCCTGAAGTTGAAGATTGACCTGATGAACCATTAACACCTGATGAACCATTTGATCCACTAGATCCAGATGAGCCGCTTGAACCTGAAGTACCGCTTGTTGAGGATATTCCTGAGCCTCCATCAACACCTGAAGTACCTGAGCTACCGGAACTACCTGAGCTTCCACTAGTGCCAGAGGTACTGCTTTCTCCTGAAGAACCGTTTGATCCTGATGAACCACTTGTTCCGCTTGTTCCACTAGTACCTGATGATTGGGATAAACCTGAAGTACCTGTTGATCCGCTTGATCCAGAAGTTCCAGAGGTAGAGGATTGACCTGAGTTACCTGCTAAACCTGAGGAACCGCTTGAACCTGAACTACCGGATGAACCTGAAGTTCCAGAAGAACCATCTTGTCCACTAGAACCAGATGAACCGCTAGAGCCCGAAGATCCTGAACTGCCTGATGATCCACTTGTACCACTACTACCATCATTACCACTTGAACCAGCAGAACCACTAGATCCAGAAGATCCACTTGTACCACTGATTCCTGAAGATTGTGATAGACCAGAAGTACCTGATGATCCTGAACTGCCTGATGTACCGGATGTTGAAGATTGACCGCTATTACCGTCAATGCCTGATGATCCTGAAGAACCAGATGAACCACTAGTACCTGATGACCCACTTAGACCACTGCTTCCGCTAGATTGAGACAAGCCGGACGTTCCAGATGAACCTGAGCTACCGCTAGTTCCAGAAGTTGAAGATTGTCCACTATTACCAGCTGCACCTGAGGAACCGGACGAGCCTGATGAACCTGAAGTACCAGCTGTTCCGGATGAACCAGAAGATCCGTCAGTACCTGATGTTCCAGATGATTGACTTAGTCCTGATGTACCAGTTGATCCAGATGATCCTGAAGTTCCTGAAGTTGAAGATTGTCCACTAACTCCATCGGCGCCTGAAGAACCGTTCGATCCTGAAGATCCGCTTGTTCCTGAAGTGCCTGATGATCCGGACGAACCAGAAGTACCGGAAGTACCTCCACTTGTACCGGATGTACCGACAATTCCACTTGTTCCGAATGTTCCAGAAGAGCCGCTCGACCCAGAAGAACCGCTAGAACCGCTAGAACCTGATTCTCCAGATGTTCCATTAGTTCCTGACTGTCCAGAAGAACCAGAAGTACCGGTTGAACCAGAAGATCCGCTTGTTCCAGACGTACCGGAAGTTCCAGATACGCCGGAAGTTCCTGATGAGCCGGCAAAGCCGCTCGTACCAGAAGTAACATTTACGTATCCTAGCTGTCCGGAAGCAACATTATAAGTTAAAATAACAGGGGTATCCTGTAATGGTAGTGTAGTAAAATTAACACTGCCGGTTACTCCTAATGATCCGCTTATTGTTGCAGATCCTGTTAAAAATAAGCTATTATTGTTTAGTAAAGTAAAATTTCCACTACCGCTTAATAACCCGGAGTTATTATACTGTAATGAATTATTAGGTCCGTTTGGTGTTGTACCGCTTCCTGTAGATGCATTAATAGTAACTATACCGGTACCTCCTATAGGAGAAATTGATATATTCGTACCAGCTACAATTTGAGTTACTCCACCACCACCTCCGCCTGACCCTAGCTCTATAATACTTTGAGTAGAACCGCTTGCCTGTTTAATGTAGGCCTTACCGTCATAAGAGTTTATAGCAATATCACCCAGTAATAACTGATTGATAGTGGGTACAGACCCTGATGATTGTATGATTCTAATTTCTGGCATTAATTCCTATATGCTGTAAATACGTCTAATATCGGATCAACGACTTGGTGTCTATGATTCTGTTTTAAATGTACAACTTTAACAGCAGGAACTTGCAATTCTAATTTCATAAAGAAATCGAAACCGGATTCTTTCTTGTCTCGAAGGTCACACTGGGACATATCCCCGCAGAATACCATCTTAGAATTAATTCCTAATCGTCCTATCATTAATTCAGTCTGTCTCATTGTGGCATTTTGGGCCTCATCAACTAAAACAAAGCAGTTAGTAAATGTATTACCTCTTAGGAATCCAAAGGGAGAAACCGTCACTAGACCTTCCTGAACTAGCTTATCAGTTTTTTCTTTTCCAACGAGTTCATACATTATATTATAAATAGGAGAAGTAAGGTAGGATAATTTCTCATCTACGTTTCCGGGTAGGTGTCCAATATCTTCACCGGCAGTTACGTAAGGACGGGCAATAATAATCTTTTCAACATCTTTGTTAAAAAGCATATCTAGAGCTGTCTGAACGGCTAGTAGTGTTTTTCCTGAACCGGCTTTACCTTGTATGGCCGTAACGTCATTTACTAAAATCTCTGCTTTTCCTCTTTTTTGTTCTTCGTTTAAAGTGATTCCGAATTTAATTGGAGTTTTAGGTCTTCTCTTCTCTTTAAAAACCTCTGCGGTGTGTGGGTCGCTTGCCATAAAGTTATTTACTTATAAATAGAATATAAAAAAAAAGCCTGGATTTCTCCAGGCTCTTCTTTAAGATTTTAGTAGTTAATCTTACAAGCTGTTCAAGCCGCTTACGTAGATCTTACCGTAGAATTCTGGTCTTACCATCTTCTTAGCATATCTAGTCAAAAGACCTTTTCTTGGTACGAAGGTATCAGGATCGTACACCAAAGGAGTCATGATTAATGGAATGTAAGGAGCGAATACCGCACCAGTTTCCAAGAATTGGCTACCTTTGAAGCCCATCAAGATGGTGTTTTCCTTCATGTAAGGGTTCTTGTAGATGGTGTATCTGTTGTTGATTTGACCCATCTTCTGTACACCGAAAGCGTAGCTAGCTACAGTAACGTCACCGTTAGAAGTAGAAGCAAAGCCTGGGATACTTTCCAAGATAGTAGCAACAGTTGGAGATACTACGCAGAAGTTAGCACCACCACGCAAAGTTCTCTGGTGGATGATGTTAGACAATTTCTGCATCTTAGTTCCTAAAGTTTGGAACCATTGACCTTGAGTGTTGTAGAAGCCAGTCTGTGTAGTTGAAGTAGGGAAATCAAATCCGTTAGCGTTAGCAGGATTGTAAACTCCGTTGTTTAATGCAGTCCAGTACTCAGTACCAGCAGCAGCAGACTCGATCAACATATCCAAAATTTCCAAGTCAATTTCCAAAGAAATGTACTCAGACATTACAGCAGTCAATTCAGCTTCAGCATCCAAAGAATGGTAAGCGTTCAAATCTTGAGCGAATTCAGGAGTCCATTGTGCTTTCAATTTCTTGGTTTTAGCAACAATAGCTTCAGATCTCATTTGAACGTTGATCTGAGGAATAACGATTTCAGAAGTAGATTCAGCGTTAGGAACAGCGTAAGAAGCACCGGCTTCGAAATCACCTCTTGCATTGTCTTTAGTTAACTTGTTGTAGTAGATAGTGTAACCAGCGTTACCACTTGTACCGTTCAACTGAGCTGCAGAAGCAGTTACAAAGAATACGATGTCGCCACCGCTCAATGTTGTGAACTCTTGCAATACTTTAGAGCCAGCTTCGGTAAACAATGAACCAGAAGAGATAATAAAGCCTCTATAAGCTAAAGGATCGAAATCCACGATTGAAGAAGTTGCAGCAGTTAATTTGAAAATTTGAGTAGCAGCTACAGAAGCAGAGTACTCACTAGAGAAATTAACATCAGCAAAAGTTGCAGATGAAGTAGCAGCAGCAGTTAATGAGCTAGAGAATTGGTTAGTAGAGTAGGTGAAACGACCAGCTCCGTATAAAGCACCGTTTGAGGTGTTACCGAAGTTAGCAGAAGATTCACCATACATAGAGTTACCTGAAGTAAAAGGACTCTTAGTGGTTCCGTATTGGAAGTCCAAGAAGAATACTAGACCTGAAGGAAGGTTCATAGGCTGAACTGAAACGAATTCTTTAGCAGCGATCTGACCAAATACCTTTCTTACCAAAGGAAGAGCGATACCAGCCCACTGTTCACCTGTACCAGTTGTAAAGCTAGCACCAGTTCCAGTTTGAGATTGCTCAATAACCAATTGCTTGGCTTGGTTCTCAAGGATCATTGACATGTTGTTCTTTTCAGTTTCGCCGCCCATACCTTCTAAAAGGCCGGTAGCGCCCCATTTTTTTGACAATCTGGCAGCGTCAGATTGCAAACTCTGCCAGGGGTTAGCAGATTCGAGTAGTTGTTGTACGTTAGACATTGTATTAATGTGTAGTGTTTTTTATTTTTTATAAGCCTGCAAGTTTTTTCATTCTTTCGAATATCGGATTTACTTCTACCACAGGCTGTTTTGGTGAAGATCCGATTACTTTTGAAGCAAATCCTTTGCTTTCTCTTACCAACTCTTTCTTGGCGGCTTTTTCTAAGCCTTCATTTAGAGTTTCGAATACTAACTTAACTTCTTTTACTGTTTCAGCTTTATCAAAAGCAGTTAATACTTTAACTTTCTGAGATTCAGTAAGGTTTTTAGCCTTGAAAATTTTGTTAGTGTAAAGAAGTTTAGAATTTAGCAAGTTAATCTCATTTAATTCAGACTTCAATGTGTTAATAGTGTTCATAGCTTCTTCTAATTCACCTTCCATAGCTCTCATTTCTTCAGTCTCTTTCTCTCCGTAGTTTTCACCTACTTTTTCTTTTTCCATAGCTTGGGCAATTTTCTTAGCAGCAGCTTTCTTTTCGTCGTGACTAGCTTTTGCAAACCCGCCACCGATGATACCACCTAATGTTCCTAAAGTAGCTAATATAGCATCAACCATATCAACACTCATGTCAATCTCTTCTAGAGAATCAAATCCTTCCATCATAGGTGCTTCTTCTTCTGCAGGAGCTTCTTCGGCACCCATTTCAGGTTCCATTTCCATTCCAGCTTCATCTTCCATACCTTCGTGTCCAGCTTCTAATTCACCAGCTTCGATCATTTCGTCTACCACTTCTTCAATAAATTTCTTCAAGTCTTCTTCGGTCATTTCTTCAAGGTCGATCTCAACTTCATCCTCATCGCCTTCCTCTTCTTCACCTTCTTCTTCTTCAGATTCTTCAGACTCTTCTTCTTCAGCTTCGTCTAACTCTCTTAAAAGCTCTTCTAGTTCAGATTCGCTCATGGCTTTGGCATCTTCTGCATCAACGTCACCGTCTCCGTCCATATCACGGTCAGGTTGAGTTTCAGCATACTCGTTCATTTCTTCCTCGTCTTCCATGTCCTTCATTTTCTTTTCGAACATCTCTTTAAGATGTGGTGTGAAAGCCTCTTCTAACGCAGCTTTTGCATTAGTGATAGCGACTTCCTTTACAGCTTTTGCATCAGCAATCGCCTCTTTTAACAAGTCTCTGTTTGTCATTTTCCTAATAATAGTTTTTTTTGGGAAATACGCTTATTAATGAGAGCGTAATAATTGTTTTGTAGAGTTTTTTTGGTACTACATTGATCGTAGTACATACAAATATAAATATATCTGTTTTCACCAAAAATATGAAACCCTCCTTTTTTAAGGGAGGGTCAATTAAAGGATGTTATCCTAAGAGGGGTTAAAATATTGGACAGCTACCATGAGCACATAAGATCTCTCTTATGATTTCATTAGCTTTATTATAATCTTTAGAGGTTTTGTCTAAACTTTCGTATAAAGGCATCATCCAAGATCCTGGATTTGATGGAGTAGATACGAAATCCCAACATAGTAATTCAAAGTCATCCTGAACTTCTAATGTTTCTCCCATCTGTCTAACTGAACCCATTCCTCTGGATGATACACCAACGGTGATACCAGAGTTAATAAGGGCTTGTAAGATGTTTCCGGAAGGAGTAGGTAGTATTTCAATCTTACCCATAATATTATTACCATCCCACCAAATATCTTTGATGTTATGACATACATTCTTCAGATTAATAACAGTTGATTCAGGGTGATCTAACTCACCAACCGCTCTATTATTCTTAACAGAATCCATATACTTATCGATTTCTCTATCCCAAATCTTTCTACTGTAATATCTTCCGTTACCGTTCTTTATTTCAGCAGTTGCTAAAGTACCTTCTACTAATGGAAGACCAGAACTGCCCTTTGCTTCTGATAATTTCAAAGCTTTAGGTTGAAAGGATATAGTTTCAATAAGTAAACCCTTATCCATTATTTTACTTTTAAATTTTTTGTATTTATTAATTCTCTAACCATTCCACTCCAAGATTCTTTTTTTGGCTTTGGAGCAGTGTCTCTTTTCATAGAGGCGAATACTCTTTCTCTATCAGGATCTGTTGGAGGAGTGTGAGGTTTTTCTTCTTTCTCCATTACAGTAGCACCTTCACCGGCTGCAGTTTGCATAGCAGATTTGTCAGTTATTCTTTTACCGGCTTTAGCTTTTTGCTTTTCATATAGAGCTTTCTTCTTCTCTAATAAGGCAATATCTTTTTTTAACTCTTTAACTGCTTTCTTATCCACCATATCCTTAACATCGTCGCCTTCAGTTACAGTCATTTTATTAGTGAGCTCTTCAATTTTTTCTTGAATCATATTGATTCTATGTTCCCAAGCAGCTACTTCACCCATCTTTTCAATTTCTTTGATGTGCTTTTCAATAGCTCTTTTCTTAGCTTCCGATAATGTAGCTTTATCTTCTGATAAAGGACCGTATTGAGCCTCCCATTCAGATTGTTTCATATAGCTGTATATATCAGAGTCTTCTTTATACATTATGTTTAAGTTACCAGCTCGGAGTTTAGCGTCACGAAGTGAATTATCTTTTCGATACAGCTCTTTTTGATCTTCTTTTCCGTCTGGGTAGCTATAAACTACATACATTTCCTCTTCAGCTTCAGTTAGAGATTCGTTTAACTTAACAGGTTCCATTCCAGATGATTTGTATTTACCTGTTAATTTTACTTTAGGTTCAATACCAAGAGCATAGTTACCGTAAATATCTTTAGGTAAACCGGGGTGTTCCGATTTGTATCCTAAGCCTTTAACTCCAAATTCACCGTCTTTAACGTAAAATAAAGGATCTTTCTCAAGGTTTTTAACTACGATCGCTTTAATCTCTTCTTCAGTCTTTTCAGCATGCTTAGGATCTCTCATTTCAACATAGTAACCTTTAAGCATTTCTGCTGTAGAGATGTTATTGTTGTTCTTCTCCTTATAATCGTAGCCTCTAGTTTCCATTTCCTCAACCTCTTTATCAGTATCTTTTAGCTCAGCTTTAACATTTTCGTTAAAGATCTTAAACCAGTCTTGATTTTTAGGCTGTGTAACTCCTCCTAGCATTAAAGTTTCACTAAGAATACCTTTCTCAGTTAGAGAGTGGATAACTTGATCAAACGTTTGAACGTTAGAGATATACTGAGGGAATTGAGCTTTAGCTTCTTTTAAGAAGAGTTCTTTATTGCCTTTACCTTCTTTAATAAGATTGTATTGATTTTGTAGGCTTTTCATATGTTATAAATAGGTATTGTTTATTTCCAAAGATCCTTATACACCATCCCCTTAGCTGCCTTACGTACTTTATTCTTATTGACAAGCTTCCAGCCCATCTTTAAGTAGTAGTTACGGGAAGTGCCTTGGGCGTTTTTATTTGGGTTGAAGGCATAGGGTGTACCGTAGGCACCAGCTGCTCCGGAGGTTGACATCTCCTTAAGCTGTTTCTTAAGCTCGTCTTTTAACTGCTGTCTGGTCGCCATTATAGTTCATTAACAAGTTCGTAGTATTGTAACAAGTTAATGATTGCATCGTTGGTAACTTTTTCCGTCTTCTCTAAAGGTTTTACATACTTAAGAACTTCTGTAATTTTAATCTTAAGTACTTCGTCTTTAATACCGTTAGTTTTATTCTGAAGTAATTGCTGTACTTCAACGATTCTTGTATTATAATACTCTTTTAACTTGTCTGTATTATCTACTGAGGTGATTACCTCTCTTAAAACCTCTTTTTGTTTCACTGTTAAGTGATCGTACTTCTCATTAAATTTTTCAAGAAGCATTTTGTATGTTAAGATTCTAATATCTTTTCCATATCCTTTGTACTCCTCCATTAACTCATCAGCGGGAGCTATCATAGCTGATTTTGTTAAATGTTCAAGGATTGTAATTTTATTATTAATTACAGTTTCTGGAGCTACTTTATCTGAGGATTGATTTTCAATTAGGTTGTTTAAAGCTGCAAATACTTTATAATTGGTAACTTTAGCTTTAAAGAATTTTTCTACACTGTAAGTATCTTTAATCTCTCTAACTAAATTATATTTCTGCTTTCTAATTTCAGATCTTTTTAATTTAGTTGAAGTCTCTACTAGTGTATTAATGACCATCTCAGCTTTAGCCTCACTTAAGTTTTTATAGGCTGTTACTTGCTCGTAAAGTTTATATTCTTTTCCTAATTCAGTGTTAACGAAATACTTTTTAAGAATATTGATAGCAGCAGAATTCTTTCCCTCTAACGTATCAGAGGTGATCTGCCTTACCAGAAGTTCAAAAAGAAGCCCTGTATTTCTAAATTTTGAATGTTTTATTGACATCTATCGATGGTTTTATAATAAATATATGTTAAAAGTTTATTCCCTAATTTGACTCTCGTCTAATAATCCGTTTGCTTTTCTTTCTGATTCGAAAATCATCTTTTTTGGAATTAAACTATCAAGAACTTTCTTATGTTTTGTAAATTCTTTCTTAGTTGATTCTAATGCAAATGGTGAAGTATTATCTCTACCGTAACCCTGCTGGTCATCAGTTTTCATTGCTTTTTTACCTAATCTATCTAACCCCAAAGGATCGTTGGTAGTGTTAATATTTGAAGCTTTTTCTTCTGGACGGCCCATTTTAGGTTCATCTTCGTTATATCCATCAGGTACTGATCCTGGTCTATCGTAGACTCTGCCCTTACCGTAAGATGAAGCGATGTCGTGAGGAGTTCCGTAAGTTTCTCCAGTCTCCAGAGGATCGTTTCCTTCGTTTTCAATCTGAGATAATCTAAATTTACGTTTAGCATCTTCTTTAACTAATTCTCTCATCTCGTCATACTCGTCAGCACTTAAGTGGAAAATGTTATCGTAAATCCAATCAGAAGAAATTAATTGAGACTCCATCATTGATTGAGCTAATTCCATCTTCTCCTTTAATAACATTACTCTTTCCTGATCATAAATGATAGAAGGAGTTGTTAATGATAATTCGAAGTTGGTTAGTGATTCGTCTCTATAGCCCTGAATGTATAGGTGAACAAAAGCAATCTTATACAGCTCGGAAACCATAATTCTCTGTAGTTTTTCAACTGTTCTACCAAAGCGAATATCTTCGGCAGCAAGAGTTGCTTTACCTTGTAACTTCTCATCGTATCCAAGGAATGCTTTTGGTATTCTTAAAGCAGCAAATAACTTATCTCTTAAGTAATTTACGTCTGTAATACCGTCATACTGTAATCCTCCTAAAGTCTCAATCTTAGTTGATGTGTCATTACCTCTCATAGGGATATAAAAATCCTCCATTAAGTTCTGCATGTTGTACTTTAAGTTATATTCACCTGTTTGCTGGTCAATATAAGGAGTACGCTTCATTTTAGAGATAGCCTTTTGCATAAAGTTCTCTACCTCTGCAGGAGGAATACCTCCTACGTTCATATAGAAAATACGCTTCTCAGGAGCTCTTACAATTCTATGAACTAACATCGCATCTTCCATCAAAGTGTACTGCTTAAATAATTTACGAGCAGGTTCAATATAAGAACGACCATAAGGAAGGAAGTTAACGTCTGTTAATAAACGGAAGTGAGCTACTTCATAGTTATCAAAGTAAATTGACTTAGCATCATGCTGGTTTGGAGTCTTAAAATACCCGTAAGTGTCAGCAGCTAGTCCATCAGGATCATATCTAAATCTAACAGCAGTTGGATTTTCTGGATCATAATGTTCTTGTCTTTCAATGTTAAATGCAGCGAAAGGAATTACGTTATAAACACCATACTTCTCTGAAGCTTCTAACTTCAAGAAAAAGTCTCCGTATTTGCACATATTTCTAATCCACCAACTTAAATTAAACTCAACGTTTAATACATCGTAGAATAAATTGTAAAGAATCTTCTGAATATTCTCGTCGTTTGATCTGATATGAAGAACTTCTCCCATATCATTTTTAAGAGTGGATTCTTCTGAAAGGATATCAAGAGCAGAAGCAATAATTGCATCCGTATCCATTGCATCATACTCAGAGTATAATTGGGTTCTTAGTGTTTGATAGTTAAAAGAAGATTGGTATCCGTAAAGAGATGTTGGCGAGGTGGTATAAATTCTATTGTATCTAGCCATCAAAGAGTTATTCTCTAACTCTCCCGACATCTGAATTTGATTTGTATCAGCTACTTTTAACTGATCCCCACCGACGTTTCGGATAATAACATCTGTAGAAAATAACCTACGTAATCTCGAAAATATACTGGTATCAGCCATTGTTTATTATTAATATAAGTATAAATAGTTAATAAATCCACCTTATATCTTCTTTTCCTCCTTTACCGTTGTCCATCTCATAAGGATTAGCAACGTGGGAAGGTAGGTAGACTCCTTGATATGATGGTTTTGTTACTGTTATATTGTCTAGAGCATTACGGGTTAAGTCTAAACCTTGCTGACGGTACTTTAAAGCAGTGTCTCTGATGTACATTGCTGTACCGAAAGCCATTACTAAGTCATCGTTATACCCGCCTTGAGCTTCTGCCCTACCATTCTTCCATATAAACACTTTCATTTCTTCAATTAAGCGTTTTGA